CCACCAGGGCGCGCCGTCGAGACGGAGCATGAAGCGGAAAGCAACCTCACCTGTCAGGAAGGCGACGTGAATCGAAGTATCGCTGCGGATATCGGTCCGAGTCGGGAGCAGGTACTGCGTCAGATCGACCAGGCTTAGATCGCCCTGCGTAGAGAGCTGCGAAGCCTGCTCGACGAATATCACCGGACGGCCTAACAGCAGACCATAGGGAGTATTGTTTCCATACATTCCCGGAGGCGTATAGAGCAGGGCCGCGGTGGTCGCTGCCGTGCCGGCGATCAGCAAGGGCAGGAGCTGCGGTTCGACGGACTGCTCAGCCAGCCAGACCGCATTCTTAAAGCTCGGCGCCCACATGCGCGACTTCATATTGAGGACGTTCGATGCGGAAACCGTACCCGTCGTCTGCCCCGAGTCCTTCGCCTGCACAACAGTGCATGCGGAATTCTGGAATCCCAGCGGAACGCCGGCACCGCTGCCGGAAAAGATGGACAGGTCGATCTGGAAGCCAAACTCCTCAGGGAACGCCATCCGCATATAGCCTTCGAGCGCGGGGCCGTCCTCGAGCTGCTCCTCAGTCAGATAGCCGAGACCGATGAGTTTGTTGGCCACAAACTGAACCTGGGTGAACTTCGGCTTGGTGCCCTGATATGGCGCGCCTTCAGCCTCCCAGTAGGAGACGATGCCACCCCAACGCTTTCCAGTAGCACGGCTGGTTTCGTCGATCGCGTTCATCACTAGGCGCGAAGACGAGAACGGAATCTTGCGGCAGCGACTGGAGATCTCGCCGACGTCGTAAGTCTTTTGCAGGATGCCATCGGCAAACTCGGGCGCGATGAGGAAACCGCCCTCGGAAGGAATGGTTTCATTGGCTCCCAGGGCCGCGAAGAGTCGCGGATCGGCGCGACCAGTGTAACCACGCTCGATGAGCTTGGTTCCCGAGGCGATGGCGGCAAGCTGCTCGCCGAGCGTAGCCCAGGGCTTCTTTGCGCCTTCAGGCTTGGAGACCTCGATACCGCTGGCAACCATGCGCTGCGCTTCGGTAAGTTGCTCGGCGCGGGCGATGTCGCCCTTGAGCGTGGCGGCGGTGGCTATGTGCGCGTCGAACTGGGTGCGCTGCTCGGCAGTCATGAGCGAGCCGGCAGGAACCGCGGCATCGATAGCAGCAGCGGCGTCCGTCGCGGCGGCCAACGCTGCTTGGAGTTCACGGAGTTTCATGTTTTCTCCTTGGAAAACAGGGGTTAGGGGTCAGAGATCAGGGATCAGAGACCAGTTGAGCGCCGTGAACCGCCATCGGGCGGAAGTGAGCGCGAACAAGGAGCGATGGCTCCAATAGAAAAGGCTCCGCATCGGCGGAGCCTTTTGAAAGCGAAATTGAATTGCGCGGCTTAGGGGTCAGTCGCTGCAGGGCGCTTGGTCACCCTGTTACCAAGATCAGCATTTGCCAGCCACCGCCGCGCAAACTTGTTAAACCTTTGCGAGCTGCAGCCGGCGGGCGCGGGGGTCGGCCTCGGCCTTGCTCAGATCCGGATCAGGTTGGGCGGCAGCGGCCATCCCGCAGCCCTCACAGCCTTCAGCCTCCGCATCGCAGCCCTCTTGTGTGCACGCGTCGCAGGCATCGTTCTTGCAGGCATCGCAGGCGCATGTGCAGCCGCCCGCGTCGCTCATTTCGTCGTCCTGGTCGACAACCGGCTCCTGACCGGCGGCGCGGATACCGGGAGCGACGGCACCCGCGCGGGCCGCGGCGCCGGAAGACTGCTTGACGCCGTATTTGCCGAGCACTTCATCGAAGGTGGCGATGCGATCGGCGAGACCCTGCTTGACGGCATCCTGCGCGGTGAGGCAGCGGCCCTGGCCAAAGCCATTGACGACAGCCTTGACGGAGACGCCACGGCCGCGCGCGACGGCCTTGGTAAACATGCCGTAGAAGTCATCCACGACACCCTGCATGGCGGTGCGGGCTTCATCGTCGAGCGGCTGAAAGCTATTGCCTTCCGTCTTATACTTGCCGGCGGAGATGAAGGTGAACTTGACGCCCATGTTATCGAGCGCGGCCGAGTCGTCTTCGTGGAGCTGATAGACGCCGATGGAGCCGGTGAGGGAGCTGGGACTGACACACATCTCCGAGGCCTGCGAAGCGAGATAGTAGGCGGCAGAAGCGCAGAGGCAGTTGGAGACCGCCGTGATCTTCTTTTGCTTTCGCGCCGCGAAGATCTCCGCGGCTAGCTCATCGACGCCGGAGACCGTTCCGCCGGGCGAATCCACGTCGATGATGATGGCGGTAACGTTGGGATCGTTGACGGCCTGGCGGAACTGCTGCGTGAACTCCTGCACCGATGTGCCGCTGGGTCCGCTCACATCTCCAGACACGCGCTGATTGATGAGGCCATAGAGCGGCAACACGGCGATAGAGCCAGGCTTGCCGGTGGAGAGCGACTTGACGCGGGCCGCGGCGATCGCGTTCTCGGCACGGATGGCAGCTATGACTTCAGGCGCGGCGGAGCGGCCTTCGATCTTCATCTGAAGGAAGGCGGCGATGGCTTCGAGCTTCTCGGGCAGTATGGCCCAGACGCTGGAATACACGGCGCGAACGATGGCGGAATAACGCATCAAAGAGCTCCTTCGACGGCCAGGGCCGCCAGCTTTGCCGGTTCGGTTTGGGCGATGTGCTCGATATAGGCAGTCGCCGCGGAGACATTTTCCGCAATGAGCCGCGCGAGTTCATAGAGCCTCGTATCGCAGGCCTGCTTAGCCTTGACCTGCTGTAGAGCGGTGAAGTGAAAGACACCACAGATGAAGCGGAACTGCTCGGCATAGAAAGCGCCGATCTCCTGTATCTCGGCTTCGCGCTCGATGAGCTTACGCGCGCCATTGACTTCGCGGCGCACGCAGCGCGCGGCGGAATCCTGCGCAAAAAGTTGGAGCTGAGTACGAAGTGCCTGCTGCGTTGGATCTGGATCGGAATTCTCCGGTGAATCCTGATCGTCCTGCTCTTCCTGCTCCTGGTCTTCGTCCGGATCTGGATTGCCAGTACCACCGGGGCCAGCCGGTGCGGGCGCGATTGGCGCATCGAGCGTGGTCCAGTTCATAGGCCGGAAGTATTGCTTGCCGATGCCGCCCTTGATGGGATTCAAGTCTTCCAGCTCGCGAACATCGTCATCCGACAGCCAGCCGTGCTCGATGCCCACCGCGTAGCCCTGAGTGCGCGTAGCGTAGTCGCCGCGAAGCAGGGAAGCGAGGGAGAACTTCGCATAAGCCGGATCTTCATCGCTAAAGAGATCGCGCTGCATGGCCATCTCCCACATGACGGCCATGGGGAGAACGCATTGCTGCGCGTGCATGAGATTAAACTGCTCGACGGATGCATATGTCGCCGACTTGCCGGTATCGACCCCGATGAGATGGGGCAGGATGTTGTGCATGGTGCAGATCTCGACGGCCGAGGCCTTGGCAGAGTCGAGGAGCTGCATCTCGATGGGCTTGACGCCGAGCGACTTAATGTCAACACCTGGCGGAAGAAGTTTGGCGCGATGACGCTTTTCGCCCGTGCTGCCCTCTTCGAAGGCCTTGAGATAGAGTTCCTCATCCTGCTTGGTCTCGAAGTTGGTTCCGGTGATGATGACGCCGGCGCTGGCATCGTTCTTGAGGAACTTGCCGCGATAGTCCTGCTGGGCCAGGGCAACGCCGTAGACATCCATTCCCATGGCGATGCGAGACTGTCCGACCTGCTGCGTATCGGCCCAGTCGCGCACATGGAAGACTTCATCTTGGAGCAGAATGCGGGTGTTCCGGGTGAGGGGATCGTTGTACTGATAGCGCAGACGGCCGTTCGACAGCATCTCGACATGCACGTTGTCAGGGTGCATGGGGATCAGCTCGCCGATCTGGCCGCGGCGGCTGGTCAAGATCTCCGAGTAGGCGTTACCGCGCAGCTCGATATGGCCTTGCAGCATCTGATAGTACTCGTAGGCCGTCTGCATATCATTGGGGCGCGTATGCAGGAGCCTGAAGTTCGGATGCTTGCGAACAACCGTCTTACCGCCGCCAGAAAGGTCGACATAGATGAGGCATGGAAGCACGCCCAGGGCGCGGCCCTTGGCCGCAACACAAGCCATGACAGTAGAGAGCCGCTTGACGGTGTCAGCGGTGATGCGCATACCAGAGACGGACGGAGAACCCACTGGCGAGTACCAGTAATCATCCCAAGGAGCGGGCGAACCGCCGATACCACCGACATCCGCAAGCAGAGAACTGACGCCGCCCACAATTGAACTGATCGGATTCATGCCTGCCGCCTGACTGGACGCCGGGGACGCCCCAAAAGAACGCCGAGAACCGATACCGCGAGGCCGCCGACGATGAAACCAAGCGGGTGCCAGGCCAGCCAGAAGCCGAACGAAAAGACGCCGATGCCGATGAGCACAGCCAGGCCGGCAACGATGGCTGTGAGCGGAGCTTTCGACTGCTCGGGAGTGAAGTTCTTACTTGGCATGCAGTCCTTTACAGGTACCCGACTATCGGGCGAGTGAAACGTCGGCGGATGACGCCAGTCATGGCTGGGTTCAGTCCGGTGATCAGGGCGGTAGCGGGGTCGATTTTGTCTTTTCCGTTTTCCAACTTGCGCGGAAAGACGTTGTCGTTGCGGTCGGGAGAGGCCAGGACGCAAGCCATCGACCAGGTGAGCAGCGGATCGCCGTTATGATGCACGCGGCCGGCGCGCATGGCCGCGTCCAGTTCCTTCATCGCCGGCGAAAGGTATTGCACCGTCTGCGGAACCGTGAGAACGACGTCATCGTCACCCTTACCGCGGTCGCCGAGCTGCTCGGCAAGCTGTTGCTGCATTTGCAGAGCAGACCAGGGATCGAAGGCGATGCGCTGAAAGTCATACTCCTTGATTTCGCGCTCGATGTCCTCCTGGATTAGAGAGAGCTGGATCTCCGGACCCGGGACGGCGTGCAGCCATCCTTCCAGGTACCACCGCTCGTAATTCGGGTGATCGCCATCCATGATAGTGTCGAGCGGCGCATAGTGGTGACCGAAGATGTAATAGTGACGAACCAAGATGCCCTGATCATTCTTCAGCATCTTCTGAAAAATCTTACTGCGCGACGCCAGATCGACCTGCGCGGCAAGGTCATTGCCCATCCAGCACGATTCGCCCTTGAATTCGTCGAGGGAGAGACTTGCATCCTTACACTTCGCCCAGGCGTCCATGTTGAAGTACGCGCTGGCCGAATTTCCCCAGAGATCGAGATGTTTGGTTTTATAGATGAACTGCTTTTGTGGCGAGAGAAGCGCGCTGCGCAACTGCTTGGCGAGGAAGTCAGGAAAAACCGATACACCGAAGTTTGGATTCGCCTTCTTTTGCGCGATGACCGATTTCCAATCGTCCTCTTCGTCGGCGGCGTACATGATACAAAAGAAGGATTCGTTCTCATCGATGCCGTCGAGTATCTTCTCGCAGTCCTTTTCCTCCATGTAACATGGGCTGCCGGAGTCCGTGCCCGCCGTGGTGATGTCAATAGAGAGGCCCTGCCGGCGTGATCCCTGGCCGGTGACCATAGTATCGCGCAAGTTGTTGTTTGGATGTTCGTGGCGCTCATCCATGATGGCGCAGGACGGATTCGCCCCATCGCCTGGATCGCCGATGAGTGGTTCAAACTTCCCGTCGTCGCGCCGAGAGACGACGGACTCGACGTTGATCTCAAGATCGAAATGCTCTTTGAACCGCGGCGCCTTCTTCGCCATGCGGCGCGCAGTGCGAAAGACTTCCATCGCCTGCTTTTTGGTGGTTGCTCCGCAGTAGACTTCCGGACCGACCTCACCGTCGGCCACAAGCATGTAAAGGCCGATAGCTGCGGCCAGCGTAGACTTGGCATTCTTGCGAGCGACCTTAATGTAAGCTTCGCTGAATCGCCGGAAGCCGCTTACCTTATCGACCCATCCGAAGAGCGAAGCCACGATGAAGATCTGCCAAGGTTCGAGCTTAAGGGTGCGAACCTGGCCGTGCTCGGCGCGAGCCCATTCCCCCTTGACGTATGGCAACTGCTCAATGAAACGGCAAACGCGCCCCACCTTGGCAGCGTCGAACCGGTAGGCGTAGCCAGGCGTGGACGACTTAGCCAGGTCATTCAGGTGACGCTGGCAGGCTTTGATGACCCACTTACCAGCAATGATCTTGCCGACAACAACTTGCCGTGCATAACGGGTGGCAGCGTTGGAAAACAGGCGATCAAGCTGTGCGCGACTACGCTTAGCCATACTCTTCCCAGGCGCCATCGGTACCCCTTACTCCCTTACCGACACCCGGGATCCTCTGGTCAAGCTCAAGCTTTACTGTGAGCGCGAGCAGATTGTTTTTCTCCGACGTAGCCATCTTCTCTCCGGAGATTGCCGAGCGGCGGAATCTATCCATCGCGATAACGTACTGCTCAAGGAGAGACCGCCGCATCGGGGTGCGAATCGTGACCTGCGGCGCGAATTCGATCCAGATCGCCTTCCACCTAGCGAGCTTCATAGAACCCATCGACTCAGTGGGCACATTCCAGTAGTCCGGCGGTGGACCGACCGGCTCGGCCTTGGGAGCGTTGCGGGCTTCCTCCTGGCGCTCGCGATACCGCTGAGGGTTCTTCTTGGTTGCCCCGCTTGCCTCGAGGATATGAAGTGGAGTTCTGGGTCGCGACACGGGACACCTACAAGGATTGGCGAGTCCGCGCGGCGTCCTGCGAGCTGAATCTACGCCTCCAGCGGGGTTTATGAGGGATTGTCAGGCATTCCAGAGAACGAACCGCTGAATCGAGGTTTTAGGATGGAATCTTCCCGTTTTTGCTATTTTGTGGAAGTAAAAATTTGGC